CGCTTCTGCCTCTGTCCTGCAGAGGGTCCGGTTCGCCATCTCTTGATGACACCTGGATTGGATGTCGGTGCCCGCTGTCCTGCAGCAGGGCCGATCCGACAAGCTCTCAATAGAGCGTTCCGCCTGGTCGGAAGAGAGTGGGATTTATCCCTCTCTTGCCAGGTCCATTTTCATGGAAGGAACTGCTCTGCCTTGAGGGCGGAGTTAGACGCGAGGAGGCGCGTCGCCTTGTCCGGCTTGGAAGAACTATCCTTTCGATCTATTCGTCAAGCGTTGAAGAGCCTCGATAGGTTCTTTGACCTTCCTTGTCGCTTGTGCGATCGGCGTATGTCAAAGGATGCCAGGTCCGAGTGGGAACACAAGGTTTCCACACCTGTCTCTTTTGACCCCGCGGCTCCAGCTAGTTGGAGTGATTTTCCGATCAGGGAACTAGTCCGACATGTCCGAAGACTTGTCGGCCCTGACTGGGGAGAAGGTCTGGTGCGATCTCGGGCATCCTGCTTGGTTCCTGACCAAAATGGATGTGCCGAGACACCAGCCGGGAAGGGAGGTACCCTTGCGACTGCTCCACACGAGTTCTCGACTGACCCATACGCCCTGCGTGTTGGAGTCGTCAAGACTAAAGGAAAGTTCCGTGTGGTGACTATGCAGTCTGCTAGGGTGAAGTCGGTTCTTCGGCCCGTTCATGAGTGCCTCTATGACTTTTTGGGTCGTAGGGCGTGGCTCGTTCGCGGGGACGTCACGAAGGACCATGTCCGTCGAGTTTCGACAGACATGAGAGACGGAGAGGACATTATCAGCGGTGACTACGAGGCCGCCACTAACAATATCTACTTACCTGTCGTTCAGGCAATTGTAGATGTCCTCTGCGAATCTCGACATCTCCTCCCTGAGGAGAGGGAGCTCCTTCGTGGGAGCTTCCTACCTGAGAACCTTCACTGGGTCTCTCGGAAAGGCCGGGTATACCCGATCCTTCGAGGCTCAATGATGGGGAATCTGGTTTCTTTCCCAGTCCTGTGTCTTCTCAACAGGGCTTGCTGGGGAATAGCCAATTCTCTCAGGTCCAAACGAGAGGGCCTAAGTGGGATCAGGAGGTGGGTCTTGATTAATGGAGATGATATCGCCTTCGCAGGCGATCACTCCATGTACCAGGACTGGATCTCCATCACTTCCACTTTTGGCCTCGTCGTCAATAAGGCCAAGACAGGTGTCTCTCGGGTGTATCTAGAGCTGAACTCACGCTCATTCCAGATCACCCGAGGACG